GTTCAGTCTGATAATCAAGGGGCGAAAACTGGTGAAAGCGCCCGCACCACCCCGCAAACGCCGATTGCAAGCGATCTCTCCCCGGAGGATATGGAAGCACTGAAAGAGGATTTCCCGACCGTCCATAGGGCGCTTCAAGCAACGATGGCGCGAGCCGCGCAGCTTGAATCGAAGTTGCAGCCAGTCGAGGACAGTGTGCGTAGCCACGAGGCCGAGCGTGCGCGCTCCGACACCGAAACGGTGCAGGACGCTATCGACTCGATTCCGAAACTGGCGCACATCCAGGCGACCAACGCCGAAGCGTTTGAACTGGCAAAACAGTTCGACGCCACGCTGCGATCACAAAACGCCTGGGCTGAAAAACCTCTGTCGGAACGCTTCGCCAAGATCACCGAAATGGTTGAGAGCGCATTGGGGCCGATTGGTTTGCCGAGTACAGCCAAGCCAGCTTCACAAACGAGTGCCGAGGATTTGGCAAAGGCAGCAAAGGTCAAGGCAGAGCAAGCCGCCAAGGCCAGTCGCACAAATGTGCCGACTTCCCTTTCCGAGTTCCCGGCAGGACAGCATGCAGCGCAGGACGAACGCGAGGCCGCCGAGCAACTCACGCATCAGCAACTGGCCGAGAAGTTCTCCAGCATGAATGCTGACCAAATGGATGCGTATTTCCGAACCCTGTAACCAATAACGAGGACTCAAATGTCTACCAATATCCCAGTCGGTTCCGCCCTCGCGCGGAAAATCTACTCGGTGGGCCTGTTCACCCGTGTTCAGCACGCCCCCGGTTTCATGAATCTAATCTCCGGCGAAATGCCGAAGGAAGGCAGCTTTGCCGCCAAGTCGAAGGGACAGACCTCACCGGACTACCCTATCGTCAAGGCCGGAGATCTGGCCAAGGGCGCGGGCGATACTGTCAGTATCGACCTGTTTAACATCCTGCAAGGCAAGCCGGTGATGGGCGACAAGCGCATCGAGGGCCGCATGATGCAGCTTACCTACTCCAGCATGGACGTGCGTATCGACCAGGTACGCGGCGGTGCTGACTCCGGTGGCCGCATGACCCAGAAGCGAACCGTGCATAACCTGCGCAACATCTCCATGGCCGGTTTGCAGGCTTGGATGCAGCGCCTCGAAGATCAGACCGCCATCGTGCAACTGGCTGGCGCTCGCGGCTCCCAGAACACGACGGACTGGGTTGTGCCGAATCAGGCCGACCCGGACTTCGGCGAGATCATGGTCAATACCGTCAAGGCACCGACCAAGAACCGCTACTTCGCGGCCAACGACGCCACCACCCCCGCCGACATCGGCACCAACGACGCGCTGACCTTGCAGGACATCGACCGCATCGTGGCCCAACTGCGTGAATCACCCGTGGTCATGCAGTCGGTCAAGATCAAGGGCGACGACCGCTCCTGGAACGATCCGCTGTGGGTGATGTTCGTCACCGAACGCCAGTGGCTCTACCTGCAAAGCCGTACCAGCCAGACCACCTGGCGTCAGGCCGTGACCAACGCTTTCGAGCGCAAGTCGGGCGGCCTCAAGCATCCGCTGTTCGATGCCTACGAGACGATCATGTGGAACGGCATGCTCATCAAGCGCATGAACCGTTACGCTATTCGCTTCGACACGGGCGACAACGTGATTATCGACACGGGCGGCAGCGACGGCGGCACCTATACCGAGAGCACGGTGCAGACCGCGCAACCGGTGGATCGCGCCATCATCGTCGGTGCGCAGGCGCTGGCCAAGGCTTACGGCAAGTCGGCATCGGACTACTTCTACGACTGGTCGGAGAAGGAAGTCGATCACGGCAACAGCATCGAAACCGTCGCTGCATCCATGACCGGTTCGGCCAAGATTCGCTTCAAGATCGACGGCACCGATACGGACTTCGGCGTGGCCGTGGTCGATAGTTACTCGCCCGATCCGGCGTCTGCTGCTGGCCGCACGCTGCTGGGTTCCTGATCGAGTTAATCTCGACGAACACGGTAAGATTGAGTAAATAACGGGGGCTTCGACCCCCAACTGAAAGGAATCTTGAAATGTCCATCATCAATGCACCCTCCTTGCAAGACACCGTTTATAGCGGTGAATGCCCAGCGGCGGCTGCGCACGGTTACGTGACGCTGGCAGCCGCGCAAATCGGCGACGTGATCCGGCTGAATAAGGTCTATGCCGGAACCAAGGTGCTCGACGCTCACATGGTTGCCGCTGCCCTCGGTGCCGGAACCACGCTGGCGCTGGGCTTTGAGTACGTCAACGGCGAGGCTGGCGGTTCCGACACTGCCTTCCTGGCTCCCACCGCGACGACCGCTGCAAGTTCCACGCACATGTCCTCCAAACCGGTCACGCTGGCCTACGACGCTTACATCATCGCCACCGTCGCGGGCGGCGCGGCAACCGGCCAACTCGATACGGTCTTGACCTACGAGTTCAGGGGCCAGTGATTGCCCGTGAGCAGCCGTGAGCAATAGGCGGGGCGGCCATGTGCGGCCCCGTTTTTTTGAATCCAAGGAGAACACCATGTCCAACCTCGTGAAACTCGTCTATGTCGGCAACAAACCCTCTGCCTTCGACAATGTGGCGCACTCGGGCAAATGCTGGAACGGCAAAGGCGACGTGCTGGAAGTCACCGACGCGCAGGCCAAGCTGCTGCTGAAATACCCGGATCAATGGAATCTGGCAGACGAGGCCGACCGCGCGCGCGTCGAGACGCCGGTATCCATCCAGAGCACCGGAGAGGACGGCCAGACGGTGACGATTGACCCTGAAGACCTGAACAAGCCATTGGAGAAGATGAACAAGGCCGAACTGCTGGCCCTGGCCAAGGAAACATGGGACAAGGATCTGAATGTCACCATGACCAAGAAGGCCATGATCGACCAGATTGAAGAATGGAAACACGAGCTGGGCGACCGTTGAGTCGAATTGTTGGGCGACTCCCATAATCGACTGCCATGGCCAACATCAAATATTCCGAACTGCTGGACGAAGTGCTGCCGTACCTGGCCGCCGATCCGTCCGACCCGGTGACGGAGAACGCCATCAAGCGTACCGTCATCGAGTTCTGTGCCGGTTCGTGGATCTGGAAGCACTTGCCCGATCCGCTGGATGTCGTGGCCGGTGAAAGCGCCTACGACCTTGAACCTCTGTCTGGTTCCGATGTGGCCAGTGTCATTGCCGCAGAGCTTGACGGCGTGCCGCTGTCACCGAAGGACGTGGCCTGGCTGAACAAGGAAATCCCGCGCTGGCGCACCGTGTCTGCCCGCCCAAAGTATTTCACGCAGGTCGATACCGAGCAGGTGATTCTGGCGGCGCTGCCGGATGCCAACATCACGGCTGGCCTGACTCTGACGCTTGCACTGCAACCGTCGCAGTCGGCAACCAGCTTCCCGAAGTGGATCTTCAACCAGTACCTGTACGTGCTGGCCGAGGGTGCGCTTGCCAAGCTGATGATGATGCCGAACAAGCCGTGGACGGACATCCAGAACGGCGCAGACCGCCGCACCAAGTTCGAGGCCGGTATTGCCAATGCCCGCGCTTCTGCCCTGTCCGCGCTGGGCAGCGCACCGCAGCGCGTGACGGCGCAACATTGAGGACAACCCCATGGGAACGATCATCGCCAGCAGCGTCATCGAGAAGGCGCAAACCATCCTGCAAGACGTAACCGGCGTGCGCTGGCCCGTGGCCGATGAGTTGCTGGGCTGGCTCAACGACGGACAGCGGGAAGTGGTGTTGCTCAAGCCCAACTCCTACGTCAAGAATCTGGCCGTCAGGCTGACCGCTGGCACCAAGCAGAGCCTGCCGCCAGACGGCGTGCAACTGATCGACGCGGTGCGCAACATGGGCACCAACGGCAGCACACCAGGCCGCGCGGTGCGCATCGTCATGCGCGAAATCCTCGACGCCCAGGTGCCTAACTGGCACTTTGCAACCGCTGCCGCCGAAGCCAAGCACTACGTCTATTCCTTGCTCGACCCGAAGAATTTCTATGTCTATCCGCCACAGCCAGCGGTCAGTCCGGGGTACATCGAGCTTGTCTATGGCGCATCTCCTACCGATGCCGTGCTGGCCGGTGCTATCACGCTCGACGACATTTACCAGAACGTGCTGGTCGATTACATCCTGTATCGCGCCTACAGCAAGGACACCGAATATGCGGCTGACCAAAACCGGGCTGCCGCGCATCAGAACGCTTATATCGCGGCGCTGACCGGCAAGGCCAAGGTCGAAGTGGGAGCCAACCCGAATTCAATGGCGCCGGCCAATCCTAACGTCACCCCTAACACCCGCTAACTGAAAGGAGCAATGAAATGGGCGCTTTTTCCAACTACCTCGAAGAAAAGATCGTCGAGCACTTCTTGCGCAACAACGCAATTACGCCACCGACGACCGTCTATGTCGCGCTGTTCGAGTCCGATCCGGGCGAAGCAACAGGCGGCATCGAGACGGCCTACACCGGCTACGCTCGTCAGTCGGCCACCTGGACGGCACTGGACGCCAACGGCCAGACCAAGAACGTCGGCGCCTTGACCTTCCCGGCCAACGGCGCCGCTTCGGCCAGCGTGACCATCACCCATCTGGCGCTGTACGACGCTGCCACCAACGGCAACCGCCTGTTCTACGCCCAACTGTCAGCTTCCAAGACGCTCTCCCCAGGCGACGTGCTTTCGTTCGCCGCCAACGCGATCGTCTTTGGTCTTGATTAAAGGGTTGAGGTTTCCTCAATCCTGACGTGACGTGAACGGGGCAGTTAACGGAATCTCGATCAACGGCACGGTACTTCCCTCTTGGGTAGTCCGTGCTGTTGTCGTTGCCGCTGCCGCCGCCACCGTCGCCAGCAGCGAACCGACCCGCACGACATATGCTGCGGCCTTCGGCGATGCTGCCGTCTCGGTATCACTGACCCAGACGCACACCATTCAGGCGCGTGCTACCGGCACAGCCGGCGTTTCATCGAGCATCGAACCGACGCTCAAGTTTGCCGGCGCCAGCGTGGCCACGGCGAACGCCACAGGCAACGGCGCAGTACGGCGCGATGTCTGGGCAACCGCAGGGGGCGATGCCACATGTACCGCCGACGCGCTGACCGCGCAAGCCATCGGCGAGGCGCTGGCCACCGCCGTTTCGACCGTCGATCTGGCGCAGGCCCACATCATTCACCCTGGCCGCGCCAACACGCTTTGCGAAGCAAACGCCGCCGCTGCTGGCGACGTGACGCGCTACCCAATCGTTCTGCTGACCTACGGGTTCTCCGGGCCATCGTGGGGCGAGGCATCCGTCAAGCGCAACGGCAACTCCTACTTCGAGCACGACGGCTACAGCCTGTCGTCATCTACGGCCACCGCCACGGTCGAGCAGGACAAGACCAAGATCATCGCCACGCTGGGATCGTTCGATTTCGGCAACGGCATGTCGGGCGCCGGCAGTTTCATCATCTACTCGGCACGCGCCAGCGGCACGGCGACCAACACCGCCCAGCCGGTTGTCGCCACGCACATCTACCGACCGACCGCCAACGGCACAGCCACGGCGACCGTCACGGCAGACGCTACCCGCGTGGTGATGCCCAGCGCCACCGCACAGGCCGAAAGCCTGACCTACGGCCCGAAAGCCAGCATCAAGTACGTGGCCACCGGCACCGGTATTGCTGACGCAACTTCCGTGCAGGCGCTTGGCGTGCGCATGGCCATGGCCCATCAGGACGGCGCAACGGCTGGCGCTACGCTGGCCGAAGGCATCGTGTTCGGCATGCAGCACTGGGGAGCATCAGACGGCGTGCTGGCAGTTGGCGACGGGCAGCAAGCCAAAGCCGATGCTTCCTATGCTGCCAGCGCCACCGGCTCTCTGGCCATGGCCGTCACGCTGGACAGCACGGCCACCGAAATTCAGCAGGGCCACGTCTACGATGTGCTGGCCACCGCATTGGTAGGAAAAGCCCTTGCTTTGGCCAACTCGGAAATCCGAGCGCCGGATGACCGCTACATGATCGTGGGGCAGGAAGATCGCGCCATGATCGTTTTCACAGAAGAACGATTGATGGTGGTGACAGCATGAACCTCGGGAACTTCAACAAGCAGCCGGTCGAAATCATCGACTACGACATTGACTACAGCGAATGGCTGACCGCAGGCGACAACGTGCAGGCTGCTTCAGTTGAAGTCGTGCCAGTCGGCCTGATGGTCGAATCGACCTTCATCAACGACCCTCGCGTGAAGATCTGGGTGTCTGGCGGCACCACCGGCACCGCCTACAAGCTGACTGTCACCGCGACCACGGCGGACGGGCGCGTGAAGCAAGATGAATTCAAGGTAAAGGTGAAGGACATCTGACATGACACAGGTTTTCAAGAACAATGCTTTTGCCTCACTGGCCGCCGAACTGTCGGCAGCCGGTACGCTGGCGACACTGGCCGCAGGCCAAGGCGCACGCTTCCCGTCGCCCACTGGCGGCGATCACTTCCTGGCCACATTGATTCTGCTGGACGGCAACGGTGCGGAGACGGCATGGGAAGTCGTGAAATGCACGGCACGTGCCACGGACGGCCTGACCATCGAACGAGCGCAGGAAGGCACCACGGCACGCATCTGGCCGGCAGGTTCGCGCATTGAGATGCGCGTCACAGCAGGCACGCTGGACAGCTTCACGGATACCGCGCAGGCCGCAGCGGCAGCGCCAGTGCAGAGTGTGTTCGGGCGTACTGGCGCCATCGTGCTGCAAAGTGCAGACGTGACCGGTGCGCTTGGATTTACGCCGCTGGATGCTGCGCAGAAAAGCGCGGCGAACGGCATTGCGCCACTGGGGGCGGACAGTAAGGTTCCGGCTTCGTATCTGCCGTCCTACGTCAATGATGTGTATGCATCCAAGACTATCTCCGCGAACACTACGCTGAACGCTGATTCTGAGTACGAGACAGGCCGGAATTTACGCATCAACCACGGCGTCACGCTGGCCGTGCCGAGCACAACACTGCTGATCGTGCGCAAGTACGCAGCAGGATCATCGCTTTAACAGGAGAAAACCATGTCCATGCAACTTGATTCAGCCAGTGGCTCCATCACACTCATCCCCGAGGATGGCGCCGGAAACGTCAATGTCACTGTTCCGCGAGGCGGTATTGCCTCTGTTCCAGCTTACGGCCTGTTCGTCAAGGCAGACCCGGCATCCGTCGCCTTCACCAAGACCGCCGCTGGCGCCGCAAGCATCAAGGCGGGTACCAAGTGTGATGTGGCCGGAACGCTGGTGCAGTTCGCTTCCGATACTGCCATCACCATGCCAACACTTACGGCTGGCACCGACTATGCCATCTGGCTCAAAGACGATGCAACCATTCAGGCATCCAGCAGCTACACGTCGGCACCAGGCGCCGGCAACTGGCGCAAGATCGGCGGCTTCCATTACGCGCCAGGTGGCAACGCTGCCGCACAAGCTGGCGGCGACACTACGCCAGCGATCAATGCCTACTCGCTGTGGGACTTGAAGTTCCGGCCAGCTTGCCCTGATCCGCGTGGAATGACGCTGGTTGCTGATTCGTTCTGGACTGACATCTATCTGTTGGGCGTGGATCACCTAACCAACAACACATCAAAATACAACGTGACAATTGCCGATGGAAGCAACCCGCCGAAGATTCCGACCAAGTTTGGCGGCAATGGCTCAACGGTGTATTCCACTCTAAATTGGTGGGAAGCTGGTGAAGTGCTGCAATCGTGGGGCAAGCGCATGCCGTCTTACGACGAATTCGCAGCACTGGCCTATGGTACGACCGAAGCCACATCTGGCGGCACCGATCCTGTTTCCACCATCCTGCGCAACGCCTACACCAGCAAGTGGGGCGTCATGCTGGCAACTGGCAACCTGTGGGTATGGGGCGCCGAATTTGGCGGTGGCGCCGCAGCAGCAGGCTGGGTGGCCAACACTGGTGGGCGTGGCAGTACCTATAAGATGGAAAACGCCGTGCTATTTGGGGGCGCCTGGGGCAGCGCGTCGTCCGCCGGTTCGCGTGCCTCGTCCTGGAACACCTCGCCCACGGACTCGGCCAGCCACATCGGGACGCGCGGCGTCTGTGACCACCTGATCCTTGACTAAGGCGGCGACAGCCGCCGAAACAATCCGATAGAACATGGAACCTGAAAAAGAAATCTCGCAATGCTACGAGCAGATGAAGCCAGCAAACAGCGTCTAGGGCTTGGCATCAGCAAGTGGCAAGTTTCTCCTGTAACGCGAGGCATAAACTTTCTTGGCTTCCGCATTTGGCCGCGTCACAAGCTGCTGCGCAAACGCTCAGTTGTCGGCGCAAAACGCAAAATTAAACGATACCTGAACAGCAACGATCACGAATCACTTGACCGATTCA